TTATCTTCTGGTATTTAGCTATCCCTCATAAGTTAATTGCCGCTGAGATATCCTAAGCTCTAGCCTCTGAAAATACATTTATATTTCGAAGCCCGCGATATTTTAAGCGGGCTTTTATTTTAAACTTCTGGTATTACAGGCCACTCAATATCAGGTGCAGTTGATGTATCAACACGGTTCAGCAACACCCGATACTTCTTCCAGGCTTCCAGCAACGAGTTTTCTTCCTCCGTTGCGATCTCCAGATCTACAGCATCCTGAAGTGGCGCAATATGCTCACTGGCTACCTGCATCAGGCTGTTTTTTGTTTCTTCCGCCTCCCGGATCCGGAACAGTTTTTCTGCTTCTGCATCTTTCACCCAGGCTGTGCCGTTCCACTTCTGAAACTCCCCTTCCGGCGATAACCAAGTAACATTTTCCGGTAACGGACCGAGTTCAGAAATAAATAACGCGTCCCCTGACGCTACGTCATAAACCGTTTTACCCCGATGATCTTCAACGAGATGCCACGATGCCTCATCACTGTTGAAAACAGCCACGAAGCCTGCCGGAATATCTGGCGGTGCAATATCGGTACTGTTTGCTGGCAGACCTGTATGAGGCGGAATATATGCATCACCTTCACCAATAAATTCATTAGTTCCGGCCAGCAGATTATAAATTTTTATGGTCCGTGGTTGTTCACTCATTCTGAATGCCATTATGCAAGCCTCACAATATAGTTAAATGCGATGTTTTTGACGGTGTTTTCCGCGTTACCAGCAGCGTTAACGGTGATGGTGTGTCCATGTGAACCAATCGCAACGGAGTGCGTGTGTGCACCAATATCCGTACCGATTTCGGTAAGGTAAACCCCGTTTTTGTTTCGCTTACGTGGCATGCTGGCCACTGGCTTTCCGTAGACGGATGCCCCTTTAATGGGGATCACCCGGAACAGCCCATGCTTTTTCGAGCGTTCATACACAATGGTCGGGTCAATCCCGCCAGTATCCCAGCAGATACGGGATACCGACATTTCTGCACCATTCCGGCGGGTATAGGTTTTATTGATGGCCTCATCCACACGCAGCAGCGTCTGTTCATCGTCGTGGCGGCCCATAATAATCTGCCGGTCAATCAGCCAGCTTTCCTCACCCGGCCCCCATCCCCATACGCGCATTTCGTAGCGGTCCAGCTGGGAGTCGATACCGGCGGTCAGGTAAGCCACACGGTCAGGAACGGGCGCTGAATAATGCTCTTTCCGCTCCGCCATCACCTCAGCATCCGGACGTTCGCCAATTTTCGCTTCCCATGTCTCACCGAGCGTGGTGTTCACGAAGGTTTTACGTTTTCCCGTATCCCCTTTCGTCTTCATCCAGTCTTTGACAATCTGCACCCAGGTGGTGAACGGGCTGTACGCCGTCCAGATGTGAAAGGTCACACTGTCCGGCGGCTCAATCTCTTCACCGGATGACGAAAACCAGAGAATGCCATCACGGGTCCAGATCCCGGTCTTTTCGCAGATATAACGGGCATCAGTAAAGTCCAGCTCCTGCTGGCGGATGACGCAGGCATTATGCTCGCAGAGATAAAACACGCTGGAGGGGTCATCCGGCGTCCATTTGAGGCCAAACGGCGTCTCTTTGTCGCCAAATTTAAGATACTGCTCCTCCCCGCAGTGCGGGCAGGCAACATGAAAACGCATAAAATGCGGGGATTCACTGGCTGCACGCTCAATCTGGCAGGTGCCTCTCACTTTGGGCGTGGAGCCACGGATGGACTTTGGCCAGACCGAGCCTTCAATACGTTTGTCGCCAAGGAACGTCGGAGAGCCTTCCTGTTCAATATCCTCATCAAAGGCAGCAAGTTCATCATAACCCGCCACATCCACCGACTTTTCACGGTAGTTTTTTGCCGCTTTACCGCCCAGACACCAGAAGCCACGACCATTGGAAAAACGCTTCATGGTGAGCGTGTTATCCCGGTGCTTTTTGCCATACCACGGAGCCAGCGCCAGCAGCGACGGAATATCGCGGATGGTCGGCTCAACGTGGGTTTTCATAAAGTTCTCGGCATCACCATCCGTCGGCAACCAGATAAGGGTGTTGCGCTGCTTATGCTCTATAAAGTAGGCATAAACACCCAGCAGCATTTTGGAATAACCGACACGGGCAGACTTCACCACATTCACCTCACGGATGTAGTCGCTGCCCATCGCATTCATGATGGCCCGCTGAAAGGGCAGTGTTTCCCAGCGCCCTTCCTGGTATGCGGATTCTTTTGGGAGATAGTAATTGGCATCCGCCCATTCAACGGCGGTCTGTGGCTCCGGCCTGAACAGTGAGCGAAGCCCGGCGCGGACAAAATGCCGCAGCCTGTTAACCTGACTGTTCGATATATTCACTCAGCAACCCCGGTATCAGTTCATCCAGCGCGGCTGCTTTGTTCATGGCTTTGATGATATCCCGTTTCAGGAAATCAACATGTCGGTTTTCCAGTTCCGGAAAACGCCGCTGCACCGACAGGGGGATCCCGTCGAGAATACTGGCAATTTCACCTGCGATCCGCGACAGCACGAAAGTACAGAATGCGGTTTCCACCACTTCAGCGGAGTCTCTGGCATTTTTCAGCTCCTGTGCGTCGGCCTGCGCACGCGTAAGTCGATGGCGTTCGTACTCAATAGTCCCTGGCTGGAGATCTGTCTCGCTGGCCTGCCGCAGTTCTTCAACTTCCCGGCGCAGCTTTTCGTTCTCAATTTCAGCATCCCTTTCGGCATACCATTTTATGACGGCGGCAGAGTCATAAAGCACCTCATTACCCTTGCCACCGCCTCGCAGAACGGGCATTCCCTGTTCCTGCCAGTTCTGAATGGTACGGATACTCGCACCGAAAATGTCAGCCAGCTGCTTTTTGTTGACTTCCATTGTTCATTCCACGGACAAAAACAGAGAAAGGAAACGACAGAGGCCAAAAAGCTCGCTTTCAGCACCTGTCGTTTCCTTTCTTTTCAGAGGGTATTTTAAATAAAAACATTAAGTTATGACGAAGAAGAACGGAAACGCCTTAAACCGGAAAATTTTCATAAATAGCGAAAACCCGCGAGGTCGCCGCCCCGTAACCTGTCGGATCGCCGGAAAGGACCCGCAAAATGATAATAATTATCATCTACATGTCACAACGTGCATCTACGCCATCAAACCACGTCAAATAATCAATTATGACGCAGGTATCGTATTAATTGATCTGCATCAACTTAACGTAAAAACAACTTCAGACAATACAAATCAGCGACACTGAATACGGGGCAACCTCATGTCAACGAAGAACAGAACCCGCAGAACAACAACCCGCAACATCCGCTTTCCTAACCAAATGATTGAACAAATTAACATCGCTCTTGAGCAAAAAGGGTCTGGGAATTTCTCAGCCTGGGTCATTGAAGCCTGCCGTCGGAGACTAACGTCAGAAAAGAGAGCATATACATCAATCCAAAGTGATGATGGATGAACATCCCGGTTTCTTCCACCATCGCACCGGAAAAGCGACTATGAGGGTAACCCTGCGTCTGTCAGCACAGTAAAACCCGGTGTGCATCATTTTTGATTATTCCCGCACACTCACGCAGAAGGAATTCCCCGTCGGGCTACGGTCATGGTTAATGCGGGAATACGGCGACGATACAGCGCAGCTAAAAGGGTAATGGACAGATAGAGCGGTTTATTTCATTCCACAGGATTCTGAGTGCCCCCCCTCCTCCAATAGGCTGAGCATCCACCTATATAGTTTTAATTTTCATCAATCCATTTAACTATCGTTTAATTGTTGTCACATAGGATTCTGCCGTTTTTAACAATGCAGGATAATAAGATGAAAAAAATGTTGTTTTCTGCCGCTCTGGCAATGCTTATTACAGGATGTGCTCAACAGACGTTTACTGTTGGAAACAAACCGACAGCAGTAACACCAAAGGAAACCATCACCCATCACTTCTTCGTTTCGGGAATTGGACAGGAGAAAACTGTTGATGCAGCCAAAATTTGTGGCGGCGCAGAAAATGTTGTTAAAACAGAAACCCAGCAAACATTCGTAAATGGATTGCTCGGTTTTATTACTTTAGGCATTTATACTCCGCTGGAAGCGCGTGTGTATTGCTCACAATAATTGCATGAGTTGCCCATCGATATGGGCAGCTCTATCTGCACTGCTCATTAATATACTTCTGGGTTCCTTCCAGTTGTTTTTGCATAGTGATCAGCCTCTCTCTGAGGGTGAAATAATCCTGTTCAGCGGTGTCTGCCAGTCGGGGGGAGGCTGCATTATCCACGCCGGAGGCGGTGGTGGCTTCACGCACTGACTGACAGACTGCTTTGATGTGCAACCGACGACGACCAGCGGCAACATCATCACGCAGAGCATCATTTTCAGCTTTCGCATCAGCTAACTCCTTCGTGTATTTTGCATCGAGCGCAGCAACATCACGCTGACGCATCTGCATGTCAGTAATTGCCGCGTTCGCCAGCTTCAGTTCTTTGGCATTTTTGTCGCGCTGGGCTTTATAGGTAATGGCGTTATCACGGTAATGATTAACAGCCCATGACAGGCAGACGATGATGCAGATAACCAGAGCGGAGATAATCGCGGTTACTCTGTTCATTGCTGACCCCACAAACAGATTTCACGCTCAATCTCACGACGAGTCATGAGACCTTTCCATTGCTTACCGCCAGCATATGTCCAGCGACGTAACTGATCACATGCGCCTTTGATATCGCCCTGGTTTATTTTGCGAAGAAGCGTCGATGTTCTGAAATTGCCAGCACCCACGTTGTAAACGAATGAGTAAAGAGCGCCGCGCGTTGTTTCCGGTATATCGACTTCGATGTATGGGTTAATTTGTCTGGCGACAGTGGCAAGGTCTTTATTCAAGAGTGCTTTGCATTCTGCTTTGGTATACGTTTTACCGAGCATGATGTCTTTTCTTGTATGCCCGTGACATACGGTCCATACACCAACAATATCTTTGTATGGTATGTAGCTGACACCTTCCAGACCATCGTTACCACTTGGGCCAGTGATTAACACTGATGCTATAGCAATTGCTCCGCCACCAATAGCAGCAGCAACGGCTTTTCGTAATGATGGAGGCATTATTCACCTCTCGCAGCCTTGCGCTTATCTTCTTTAATCTTGAAATAAAGGTTTGTCAGGTACGTCAGCAGGCCAAATACCAGGCTACCCAGCACACCTATTGCTGCCCACTGTGAGGGCGTGACTTTATCGAGCAGCTGTAAAAACCAGTAACCGGCACTACCTGCTGAGGTGCCATAGGCGACACCCGTTGTTAACTTATCCATGGATTTCATAACCCCACCTCGCAGACAAAGCGGGTGTAAATTGAGGGAATACAACGTATCGCAAAAAAGCAGAAACGTAACAGACTCGGAGTCAGTGAATAACTCAGGTATTGAGTTATCAGCTAATATCGAGACTCAAAAAATGGAAAAACCAGCTCGACGGCGGGTTTAAGCTGTGTGACGAAGTAACCACTCTTAACAGCATAACCAATTTTTTACGTACGTAAACCACTGAATGATATTTATGAGAATGCTACCGAGTGTTCAAAACACCACCACAAATACATAAGAAAACCTCAACAAATAACCAATAAATAATTTCCGGCGTTATTTTTAGTTAATTTAAATTAAACCATCGAATTATAGCCCCCCCCCATAAATAACAGCCATTAATATAAATTAGCTAATAGGTTTATTTTTGTTCAAATAAGAGCCATAAATAGGTTTCGATAGAAAAAGTTCAGATAAAAATAGAGATCTACTTCACAAATTAAATGAGAAACTAAAACTTACATCTTGAAATAATCACATTGATTAGATGAATATTTATCGCGCAGTGACATCATTTTTTAATAATAGTTCAAAAAAAAGGGCTCACGATGAAAAAATTAACAGTGGCAATTTCTGCTGTAGCTGCATCAGTACTGATGGCGATGTCTGCTCAGGCAGCTGAAATTTATAATAAAGACAGTAACAAGCTGGATCTGTACGGGAAAGTTAATGCTAAGCACTACTTCTCCTCTAATGATGCAGATGATGGTGATACTACTTATGCCCGTCTTGGCTTCAAAGGTGAAACCCAAATCAACGATCAACTGACTGGTTTCGGTCAGTGGGAATATGAATTCAAAGGCAACCGCGCTGAATCTCAAGGTTCCTCCAAAGATAAAACCCGTCTTGCCTTCGCTGGCCTGAAATTCGGTGACTACGGCTCCATCGATTACGGCCGTAACTACGGTGTAGCATACGACATCGGTGCGTGGACTGACGTCCTGCCAGAATTCGGTGGTGACACTTGGACTCAAACAGATGTGTTCATGACTGGTCGCACCACTGGTGTTGCAACTTATCGTAACAACGACTTCTTTGGTCTGGTTGATGGTCTGAACTTTGCTGCTCAGTATCAGGGTAAAAATGACCGCACTGACGTAACTGAAGCTAATGGTGATGGTTTCGGTTTCTCCACTACTTATGAGTATGAAGGATTCGGTGTAGGTGCAACCTATGCTAAATCTGATCGCACTAATAATCAGGTTATCTACGGTAACAACGGTCTGAATGCTTCTGGTCAAAATGCTGAAGTATGGGCAGCTGGTCTGAAATATGATGCGAACAACATCTATCTGGCCACCACCTATTCTGAAACCCAGAACATGACTGTTTTTGGTAATAACCATATTGCCAACAAAGCACAAAACTTCGAAGCTGTTGCACAATATCAGTTCGACTTCGGCCTGCGTCCATCCGTTGCTTACCTGCATTCTAAAGGAAAAGACTTGGGTGTTTGGGGTGATCAGGACCTGGTTGAATATGTTGATGTAGGTGCAACCTATTACTTCAACAAAAATATGTCCACTTTTGTTGACTACAAAATCAACCTGATTGATAAGAGCGATTTCACGAAAGCATCTGGCGTTGCTACCGATGATATCGTTGCTGTAGGTATGGTTTACCAGTTCTAATTTGATTACTAAAAGATATGTTGTGGGAGGCTTTGCCTCCCCAACATATAAGTGGCTCCCTCAAGCCACTTCCTTTAGAAGCACAACCTTGCTTCTAACTATACAAACCTTCTGTTATATATTACCCTTTATTTTTGGGGGCGTTTCAACGCCCCATTTTTAATAACTTTTAGTAAATAATTGGCGTATTAATTAGAGTTATTAACAACGATATCCATCTCTAACCGGATATCTAATGCCATTAACATCCCTTCAATTATGCCCTCAGCCTTTTGTAACCTTTTCCCGATATAACCATCAGAGCAGCAATGCTTACCTGCCAGTGACATGAATGTCATACCGACTACATAATAATCTACTAATAAATCGTGCAAATCGCTGTTGTTCTTTTTCAGACGGGCCATGCACCCGCAAATGATCATCGCGTCATCGTCACAACATTGCGGGCGAGATTTTACTTTTGAAGGAATTAATCCCTTAAAACCGGCGGCAATGGACGACCAGGTCACATCTTCATGATTATTAGCCGCCCACGCTCCCCAACGCTCAAGAACCATCTGAATATCACGCATCAACTTACTCCACAAAAATCAGACCAGAACGCCAATTACAAGCAAAAATCAACAAAACAGTATTAGTTGATTGTTATCTCTGACTTCATACTCCTGCTCCTGCTCCTGTCAGGGTTTTGGCGTAATTCTTCAGTATTCGGTAATCGGTCAAAACAGAACCGGGGAAACGATATAAGCGCAGACGCCCCCAGCGGTGGCGAAGAAGTTCTGCCATATTAAACTCAAACATCATTCATTCCCCATTTCGGTGATGGTCAGTTCCAGCCTCCCACCTTTGGTAACAGGCATCTTCACAACGCGGTAATCAACGACCTGAGCATCATCCAGCCAGAAACCTGCTTTAGTGAGTGCGTCAAAAGCGGCTTTTTGCAGATTATCCAGGTCACGGCGACGGCGATCCGGCATGTGGCACTCAATGCGGATTTTCACAGGCATAGCCAGGCCGATATCCAGCATTGCGTTTTTAATGATTCGGGCGACGTTATCGCGGTATGCCTGCCCCTCTGCGCTGACGTGCGTGCGCCCGCGATTATGGCGGTAATAGCGATTATTGCTCGGAGGCCAGGGTAATGTGATACTGTAGGTATTCACGCCTTAATAACCCCCTCTTTCAGCCAGATAACCTGTGTTCTCGCCATACCTTCCAGCGCGCATTCTTTTGCATATGCAGCATCGACAAAATGTGTGCGGCGGTCGATTTCGTCGTGGCAGGCAGAACATGCAATGGTGGCAATCAGGTCTGGCGGTTTGATACCGGTACCGCACAATCCAGCCAGCCAGATATGTGCCAGTACAGACGTTTCAGAATTGCCATTACATACGCCAGGGATTCTTACCTGGCATTCCCGACCACGCGCTGCTTTTCTCAAATCAGCCATGATTCCTCCTTGCTGCCAGTCGCAACCATTTTTTATCAACCAGGCTAGCGGTATATCCGAGCAGTGTTGGTATTTCGGATGGCTTCAGCTCAGGCTTACGCTTACGACGATTTGATACTCTGTAGATGTGTCCGTTCATGACACGAATAAGCGGTGTAGCCATTACGCCTCCTGCTTGTCACGGAGCAGCTGGAACTCGCAGCTCTGCGGAATAGTCAGGTGGCAGCCAATATTCACCGCCCAGGCTTCAACCTTACACAGGAAGACATACATCTCTCCGGTATCAAGATCGGAGGTATGGCGTAACGACTGGATAGTGGTGATATCACCGGTTACGACATCAACCAGGTCTTTGGTTTCATAACCGAGATATGTGTGTTTGAGAGCATCTTTTACCCAAGCTGGAGTGGCGAACGTTTTACCCCTGTTGATGAGGTATTCACTGATTTCGCTGTACCACATGTGGCTGAGTGCATTCTGGGAAAGACTGCGTTTCTCACGCCACGGTTTAAGCACCATGCGAAAGCATTTGCCCTCCTCCAGATAAGGCTGGATCTGCCGACCGATAGCGGTGAAGTTACCGCGATGTAATTTGATGCCATCTTGTGGGAGATTCACGCTTCACCTCCGCAGAGGTCAAACGCTGGATACAATATATCGCAGGTGCATTTCTGCATCTGTGGAGGGAGAAGAGAGTTTGGATTGTGTGTGCGCATAAACGTCCCCGTTTAGCGCAGAAGTCACCGGAGTTGTTCAGGCTCCGATGACATGATTATGGCGAGTTGATTATCGCAAATCAAAGGTTTTAATTGTGCTTTATTCCTTCAAGCGTTGCCTTCATACCAACCAAAGAAATGTTTAGCTCTCCAACTTTCTCAGGGCTATATAATTCAGAATGAAGCCAATATTCTGATTTATCTAAACATCTTTTAGCCAGCTCTCGATCAAAGTCTACGACTTGGGAAGACGCTTCATACCAAAGCCTATAAAGTTTTTCTTCTTCGTTTGGGTTATTAGGCTCACCACGTTTTAATTTTTCAGTATATAAAATTGTTGAACAAATCGCAGGAGTTAATCCAGTGATTGCCCTCTGCCGCAGATCGGATTTGTTTGTTATCCACCCCAACAGACGATCTCCCATCCATGTGATAATTGTATCCATGCTTTAGCCCTTCTTAGTAAATAGTGTGTAGGGCGACTGAAGGACCGAGTTTATGCTTTTTCGCATTGCTTTCAGTTAGTACACCGGTATCGCACCGGAAACAATCCTACGGCAAATTGGTTGTCTGACCTCTCGGTTTTTCGTGCATTAACCGATACCCACTACAGTCTCGGCGAAAGCTGCACACCCCCAGGGTGTACTGGTAGCACTCGGCACAGCCTAGCACGCCACTTTCTTCTCACTATCCAGTCTAATTTTATCCCCTAGTCAGACACTCAGATGTAGTGCTCCGCAGCGGCATGCGGGGGAATACAAAAACTCGGACAAAATTGGGCCCTCCTTTTTGAATCACTCGCGGGGATGTAGTTATTAATACATGGAAAAAGATCTGTTTTCAAATCCAACATTATATGGTTTCAATACCACGGGGTGGCTATGTGTTTCTCATTGTTAATTGGAATCTACTGTAATCGATCCGAACGTAAATGCGGCAAAACTCGACTCCACTTATCATCCTGCCACGGCCGGAATTTTACATGTGCCGTTTCTCTGGCAAGGATTGCCTGTGCCTTATTGAGTATCTGGGGATATTCTTGCTCGATAGAAGTGAAGCGACCAGCTTCACGATGCTCCGCAACCTGAAGAAGAGGAGTAACGTTCTGGTAGGTAATTAACATCACATTCCCTGCTCGCCATAACCAGGCGAGTGTGCAAAGTTCGTTATCAGTGAATTGTTTTGTGATTGGGGATTGTTGAACTGCTAGAACGAGAACGCCAGCATCCATTGGCAGTCCCTATAGTAAAACCATAGCTCAGGACGCTTCGTTCAGGATAGATAATTTTATTGTACTTACCTAACTTTCTTACTATAGCACGGTTGAAAAAGTGATTATTACTCAAAAATAAACCTCACCATCAACCATATATTTGAGAGCACTTATCGCCTGCTGGGCGGATATTACTTTCATTAAAGGATAGTGTTTAAAAACAATGCCATTCATAAAATAGATATCACAGGTTTTATTATCCGTATTAATTATGATTTTTTCGAATGTTTTATAGGCAAGTGTACGGCATAACTCTCGTCCATTTTTACTGGTTAAGTCAATAGCATAAAAATCACTGAATGAATTTACACCTTTACTCTTCAAAGTTTTCAATGATACCGAAGCCCTTCTTAATTCCTTATCTAATAGTCTTATTTTCTCTGCTATAGCGGTAACTTCAGGCGCGACAGACAATGCAACGATTAAATTATTAATTTTCATCTGAAGCTCAATAATTTTTAACTCTAAAGTTTCATTAGCATCTTTCTTGTTTTCAACTGGTTGAATTTTGCTACAATTAAAAAGCAATTCATTAATGATATTATAATCAACCAAATCTCTTTTTATTGATGGCCTGTCACATCGATGTAATCTTCTCATCGGACAAACATAATAGCCATGCAAACTTCCAGATACCGCATGAACAATCATGGTATTACCACAAGCCTCACACTTCATAACTGTTCGAAGTAGATTTATTAGCATAGGATTCTTGCTACTATTGCTAATACCAAAAGGTGCCAACCGAATTTCCTGTACAGCGTAAAACAAATCATCTGATATGACTCTGGGATAATAGCCAGCGATTTCACTTATCCCTTTCCCTCTTGCACGATATGAAGGTACGCATATACCTATCAGAGCTTTATTCGCTAATAATTTTTCAATTACAGAAGGTCCCCATGCACTTTCTTTTCCTGAGAAATTCTTTACAGCATGATCATTTAAATACTTGGCTATTGCATTCAATGAGCGCCTTTCCATCCTGAGTTTAAAAATTAGCTCAATAGTTTTCACCCTGTCGGGGTCTGGAACAAAAGCCGTTCTTTTGTCATCTAAGGAGAGCCATCTCGGACAAGACGCCGTCATAATCGTACCTGATTCCAGTGCATCCTGCCGTTTTTTCTTCCATGATAATTTAACCCGACTTGACTTTATCTCGCTTTCTTCATTTGCCCTTTGTGCTATAAGTATGGCTTTTATTAATGAATATGGCTCATTCAAAGAGTCAATATTATAGACTGTATTGTCGCAAAGAGTTATAACATCAATACCGTGATTCAAAATCAATTTCAGACGTTCAATCGCTTCACCGACTTTTTCTCTTGAAAGTCTGTCCAGACTTTCAACTAACAATGTAGTTCCTGGCAATATATAACCATGCTCTATAGCATCTAAAAATTCCGAAAAAGCTCCTGATTGTGCATGCTTTCCTTTGAATGCACTTAATCCTAAATCTTCATATGTTATGGTATCAAGATAATAATCACTATTTACCTTTAACCATTCAGCAATAAGTCTTCTCTGTCGGTTTAATGAGTCGCCAGACATCTGACCTGGTGATGAAAATCGCATATATGCTATGGCTTTTTTCATGGTGACACCTGCTAACGTATGCTTTTATAAACCTTAGTGGTGGGATATAATTTTTGTTTAATTTTTATTTAAAAAGACAATTAAGGTCACATTATCTTGAATATACAACAATAATCGTATTGCAATTTTCTTACGCCATAATCTTGAAAGCACAAAAGAACACATAAAAAAATAAAGACATTAACAAAAAGCATAAAACGAGGCTCATATAAATATAAGAGCCTCCATATTTTAGTCGTTTAGAAACAAATTATTTTTAATGTGGTGTGCTTCGTGACAATAGATTAATAACCAACACACCGGCACAAATCAACATCATGCCTATAATGGCTGGCAGGTCCAGCCGTTGGCCGAAAAGTCCCCATGACAGTAAGCTAATCAGGACAATACCGACTCCTGACCAGATAGCATAAGCAATCCCTGTAGGAATATAAGCCAGCGTCTGAGCTAATAACCAGAATGATGCACAATAACAAATAATTGTACCAACAGATGGCCATAACCGTGTAAAACCTTCTGAAAACTTCATTAAGGTTGTACCAATGACCTCTGCAAGTATTGCACCACCAAGATAAATATAAGGGTTCATAGCATATTCTTTCCTGTTCAAACTGGAGAGAATTGTACTACAGTTTGAACTCAACTCACCTGTTTCATCATTGTGTACCCATTGATGTTCTTTTATATACCCTCAATACCCGTTTCATCGCGGCACTCTGGCGACACTCCTTAAAAATCAGATTCGTGCTCACCTTTCCTTCCCGTTCTTCTCTGGTAGCGAACCGGTAATACACCGTTCGCCAGACCTTACCATCAACGACCAGGATTCCTGCCCGGCCATTTTAGCCGCAGCCTGATTTATGCTGGTTACGGTTGCGCCTGTTACCGCGGCAACGTCCTGCGCACAGAAGTTCTTATGAGTCCCCAGGTAATGAATAATTGCCTCTTTGCCCGTCATACACTTGCTCCTTTCAGCCCAAACTTAGCTTTGATTTCTGCGATCTTCGCCAAAGCCTGTGCACGATTTAGAGGTCTACCGCCCATGACAGGAAGTTGTTTTACTGGTTCAGGTATAGCCTCACCACGGTTAATTCGCGCGATCATACAGGACAGTTCATCGGCAGCCTTGCGCCGTAATTCCGCGTCAGTCAGCGCATTGGCTCGCATGTTCTGGTACAGGTTGGTAACCAGCCAGTAGTGCGCGTTTGATTTCCACGGATAAGACTCTGCATCCGGATACAGCCCGCGCTTCCGGCAATACTCGTAAACCATATCAACCAGCTCGCTGGCGTTTGGCAGCCCGGCGGTAACGGATGCTTCTTCCCGGCACCAGGCGACAAACTGCCCGGGTGATGGCAGGAATGGTCGATTCTGCCGACGGGCTACGCGCATTCCTGCGTTAACCTGTTCCATTGTGGTGATCCCGTTTTCCCGGAAAGCCAGAACCCACTGGCGGCGGATTTCGTTCAGTTCATTCTGGTCACGGTTAGCCAGGCTCGCCGGGAAAGTTGCCAGTAACTGCCTGAACACACCGTTGATGATCTGCGCTACCTGCTGTACCTGTGGCTTTTCGTCGTACTGTTCCGGCATGTTGTTGGCGATCCGACGCATCTGCTCACAGTCAAAGTTAACCATTTGTGCGGCGATGTTTTTCATAAATCCACCCCATAAATCCAGTCAGTGTTTGTCAGGTCCAGTTTTGATTTTCCGGCTGTCACTCCAGCCTGTTGCTTGTTACGGTTGATTTCGAGTTGGGTCCACTTGTCACGGAGTTTGGCCGGACTTAGCACGTTACCGGACCAGAAGTTGTCCTGGCATGCCCAGCGGAACAGCACGCACATGTCGCGGTGGTTACGTCCGTCACGTTCACGCATCAGGCGGATATCGTTAGCCCACCCTGCAAAATTCGGTTTTCTGGCTGATGGCGCGATGGTCTTCACCATGTCAAACATCCACTCTGCGGCGGTCAGGTCTTCTGCTGTCCCCCACTTGCTGCCGCTCTGAATCGCAGCATCCGGTTTCACCACAGGAAGGTCGTTTTCTGGCTGGTCAGAGTATTCGCCAGAATTCTCGGACGAATAAGGTTTTATATTGTCTTTTGTTAGTTTGTCTTTTGTGTTTACCTGATTCGGGTAAGTGCCTTTACCTGATTTGGGTAAACTTTTCTTACCTGATTCAGGTAAATTTACCTCTTTCAGGTAAACTTTATTTTTCTTACCTGATTCGGGTAATGTTGACCATTCACTGACCACATTATTAATGCCGATATTCCGCCCGCTCTGAATAAAAATCCCACGCTTTACCAGAACACTTTTTGCAGCAGAACACTTGTGCGGCAATATCCCGGTCAACTCGGAAAGTTGCTCGTTGCTCACCCAATCCAGTTTTTTATTAAAGCCATATGTTTTGCGCATGACAGCCAGGAAGACCAGAAGCTGGTGCTGTGTTAATCCGGCCAGCATCACAGCTTCCAGCAACTCATTTGCAATGCGCGTATAACCATCATCGAGATCTGCCACGCGCGGCTCCTTTTGTGCCGCATCCGGCACTGGAAAATTGAATATCTCAGCAGTGTTTGCCATAATTCCTCCCGCAATGAGTGTGTTACGATTTGCACCTGAAAGTCGGTTCTGTTCCCGCAGACCGACTTTCGCCATTTTTGAACCTGTCATATTGCCCCCAGCATGGTGGTGACCATCGCCATCAATGGACCAGCCAGATCCGGGTCCACTCTAAACATCGACACAATGCCTTCACTCATCTCCTTCAGTTTCTGGTGGCGTGGTGCGTTGAGAATGACAGCCTGTTTTGCCTCACTGAGTTCCTTTTCCATTTCAGCCAACCTAGCCATAAAGCTATCCTGCTCAACCAGGTAACCGCGATATTCCAGCGGTAGTACCGCCAGAATTGCCGGGGTCAGTTCACGCACGTTATTTCGGTATTTTTCAGAATCGAATTTGTTATCGAGGAAGCGGAACAGCTTCTGGCGTGCACGGCTGACATCATCAGGGAAATCGATGGTGCCGCCGCCCTGCTCCCGATACTCATTCACAATGAGTGCGGCAACAACATCCTGATTATCTGCAGCCGACCAGGCGCGGACGGCATCACGGATTTTTTCGTGGCCTGGAGCTTGTTTTGTTTGAGAACGATTTATCACCGCAGTCGGGCTAAATCCGCTAGTCTGTTGGTATGTAAGTGGTTGCATAGTCATTGCCTTATCAGTTAACGCCGCAGTTTAGGCGGCAGAATTACTCGCGTTAAACAATGGTGCGAGGTCGGGACGAATATCTGCTGGTTTAATCTTTCCACCAGTGGCTGAGACAATTTTCATTACATAGCGGGCATCAATTCCGCCACCGTGTAGCCAACGCCAAACAGTGGGTTGGGCTACACCGCATAGATCTGCCAGTCGTTTTTGACTACCTGTAATACTGATTGCGAGTTGAATGGTTTGATTTGTCATTATCAATTCCTATTGGTATTGCAACGAATAAATAATAGCAATGCGTATTAATCATAACAATAGCAAAACGTGTTTTGACCATCAATACGCAAGCGTATAAATTAAAACTTATGAAAAAAGAAACTCTTGCTGATCGCTTAAACCTAGCGATGGAACAATCTGGAATGTCTCAAGGCGCTCTTGCAAAGGCGTCTGGCGTAGCTCAACCCACAATCTGGAGACTGACAAGCGGCAACGCGCGCGGCTCAACAAAAATTGTTGAAATAGCTAATGCATTGGGTGTTCGAACAGAATGGCTCTCATCAGGCATAGGCCCGATGAGAAATGACGGTCAACAATTAGGGAAGCCTACTGCCAACCATCCCAAATACTTCAAGATTGACGTTCTTGATATAGAAGTGAGTGCCGGGCCGGGAGTCATCAACCGTGAGTTTGTAGAAGTTCTACGCTCGGTTGAGTACTCGTTTGACGATGCTCGTCACATGTTCGATGGTAGGAAGGCAGAAAATATCCGCATCATTAACGTGCGTGGTGACAGCATGTCAGGAACGATCGAACCAGGTGATCTGCTGTTCGTTGATATCACGGTTAAATCTTTCGACGGTGATGGCATCTATGCGTTTCTGTACGACGACACCGCCCATGTAAAGCGCCTGCAAATGATGAAGGATAAGCTGCTGGTTATCTCTGATAACAAGAGCTACTCACCGTGGGACCCGATCGAGAAAGACGAGATGAACCGGGTGTTCATCTTCGGTAAGGTTATTGGGAGCATGCCCCAGACGTACAGGAAACATGGATAATCAGTACTGTGCTGATGAGTCGTTTAGGGGATAGTAAATTTAATTAGAATTAGACGAGAGCGATTTATGGATTGTGACGCTTTACAGGATATAAAAATCTCTCTTAGGTATGACGGAAAAGATGCTTTAAATCATGAAATAGATTTGAACTGCCTAGGAGAATCCCTAAAGGGTTTTTCTAAAGTTCTCTCAACAGCAGCTTCTTTCTCTGTTACACAAAAATATAGTAAATACATTAATTATCAGGAAGTTAAGGTTTACGCACGCGAAGCAAAAGCTAACTGCTTTACTCTTGAAGCAGTTCTTAACTTCGCCACTCAGAACCAGTTGTTCTCGGGGATCGCCGCAACTATACTTGGCGCAATACTACAATATATTTTTGCGAGAAATTCTAACAAGAAAGATGAAATGAAAGCTTTGCAGCAGTCACTTGAAAAGGCCATAGAGGCACTAGGAAACAAGGATGCTGGAACCATTGATAAGTTGATCTCTTTGATTGACCGAATGGCTGTAGAGCTTCGCCCCTCTGTAAGGCAGGCAGTATCACCTATTGGTAATACTTGCGATCAGATAAGTGTTGCAACAAATGTTGACGGCTGCCTTCTAAAAGTTAACGAGAGAGATAAAGCTGAAATTGATAGGCTTGATGATGATGAAGTTCTCGGTCTTCGTGAGTATCGTGCTTTTCTTACAGAATTTGATGCACAAAATATGACAGCTAAAATAATTTTAGATGGTGATGACTCAAAAAAGAGAATCACTGCTGAAATTAGCGATCCAGCTGCAGGAAAGAAGAATAACCCGTATATTAGAGCTCTTAGTGCATATATATCAACCAAAGGTGATCCATCTGCAGTATTCACTATAACCGCAAAGGCTACTGTTAAAAAAGGCCAGATAAACAGGTTATTTATTGTAGATGCGAAATGATTTCCCCGGCCGTCGTGCCGGGTTTTCTTTTGCCTCCCCTCATCACACACCGTTCAAAAAACCACCACAACCTCCCTTCAGTTATCGCTATGCGATGCAAGTCACAAAATTAATTCTTTTTGCTATCAAACAGTTAATATCAAAACACATCAATCAATAGCTATAAGTATTGATAGCACCAATAGCAATAGCTATTATTACCATGTCGCAACAACACAACGATACGGCAACCACCTGATTCACCGTTGCGATGACCGCTTAGATCCGCAGCTTGAATTTCGGCAGGCTCCGGGGAGTGCGAGGGGTGAAACGGACGCGTGAACGTCGGTGTGACCAGCTGAAATCAACTCAACTCAACACCTCATACCTCAGTCGCTTCAACGAGGCGGCTTAGTTATGACAACCGGCGGCCATCCACCGCCTGAATACGCGCAGAAGTCTCTATATGTTCAGCAGCCCAGCTTACGGGCAGGAGTTTTTATGGTTCATCAACATTACGGAACGCAGACCGTTAATCGAGGTGCGGTCATGCCAGGAATGCTGGTCAAACACAAAGATGGTACCTGGACTGCATCAGCTAATTTACGCGGACGGCTATATCTGCATCGCGGCATCGAGCGCACTTATACCCGTGATTTGCTCGTAGAAGTTTTTCTCGACGGACGCGGTAACGGCCTGAATCACTAACCCCCCTTTCCTGTTTTCCTAATCAGCCTGGCATTTCGCAGGCGATATTTTCACAGCCATTTTCAGGAGTTCAGCCATGAACGCTTATTACATTCAGGATCGTCTTGAGGCTCAGAGCTGGGCACGTCACTACCAGCAGATCGCCCGTGAAGAGAAAGAGGCAGAACTGGCAGACGACATGGAAAAAGGTCTTCCACAGCACCTGTTTGAATCACTCTGTATCGATCATTTGCAACGCTGCGGGGCCAGCAAAAAAGCCATTACCCGTGCGTTTGATGACGATGTTGAGTTTCAGGAGCGCATGGCAGAACACATCCGGTACATGGTTGAAACCATTGCTCACCACCAGTTTGATATTGATTCAGAGGTATAAAACGGATGAGTACAGCACTCGCAACGCTGGCAGGGAAGCTGGCTGAACGTGTCGGCATGGATTCTGTCGACCCACAGGAACTGATCACCACTCTTCGCCAGACGGCATTTAAAGGTGATGCCAGCGATGCGCAGTTCATCGCATTGTTGATCGTCGCCAACCAGTACGGCCTTAATCCGTGGACGAAAGAAATTTACGCCTTCCCTGATAAGCAGAACGGCATTGTTCCGGTGGTGGGCGTTGATGGCTGGTCCCGCATCATCAATGAAAACCAGCAGTTTGATGGCATGGACTTTGAGCAGGACAATGAATCCTGTACATGCCGGATTTACCGCAAGGACCGTAATCATCCGATCTGCGTTACCGAATGGATGGATGAATGCCGCCGCGAACCATTCAAAACCCGCGAAGGCAGAGAAATCACGGGGCCGTGGCAGTCGCATCCCAAACGGATGTTACGGCATAAAGCCATGATTCAGTGTGCCCGTCTGGCCTTCGGATTTGCTGGTATCTATGACAAGGATGAAGCCGAGCGCATTGTCGAAAATACTGCATACACTGCAGAACGTCAGCCAGAACGCGACATCACTCCGGTTAACGATGAAACCATGCAGGAGATTAACACTCTGCTGATCGCCCTGGATAAAACATGGGATGACGACTTATTGCCGCTCTGTTCCCAGATATTTCGCCGCGACATTCGCGCATCGTCAGAACTGACACAGGCCGAAGCAGTGAAAGCTCTTGGATTCCTGAAACAGAAAGCCACTGAGCAGAAGGTGGCAGCATGACACCGGACATTATCCTGCAGCGTACCGGGATCGACGTGAGAGCTGTCGAACAGGGGGATGATGCATGGCACAAATTACGGCTCGGCGTCATCACCGCTTCAGAAGTTCACAACGTGATAGCAAAGCCCCGATCAGGAAAGAAGTGGCCTGACATGAAAATGTCCTACTTCCACACCCTGCTGGCTGAGGTTTGCACCGGTGTGGCTCCGGAAGTTAACGCTAAAGCGCTGGCCTGGGGAAAACAGTACGAGAACGACGCCAGAACCCTGTTTGAGTTCACTTCCGGCGTAAATGTTATTGAATCCCCGATCATCTATCGCGACGAAAGTATGCGCACCGCCTGCTCTCCCGATGGTTTATGCAGTGACGGCAATGGCCTTGAGCTGAAATGCCCGTTTACCTCCCGGGATTTCATGAAGTTCCGGCTCGGTGGTTTCGAGGCCATAAAGTCGGCTTACATGGCCCAGGTGCAGTACAGCATGTGGGTGACGCGAAAAGATGCCTGGTACTTTGCCAACTATGACCCGCGTATGAAGCGTGAAGGCCTGCATTATGTCGTGGTTGAGCGGGATGAAAAGTACATGGCGAGTTTTGACGAGATGGTGCCGGAGTTCATCGAAAAAATGGACGAGGCACTGGCTGAAATTGGTTTTGTATTTGGGGAGCAATGGCGATGAAGCATCCTCACGATAATATCCGGGTAGGCACGATCACTTTCGTCTACTCCGTTACAAAGCGAGGCTGGATATTTCCCGGCCTTTCTGTTATCCGAAATCCCCTGAAAGCACAGCGGCTGGCTGAGGAGATAAATAATAAACGGGGGCTGTATGACTGATTTCACCGGAAGCAATACTCCTGCCGAACATCGCGACAGCTGGCGCACACCACCAGAGATTTTTGCTGCGCTTAATGCAGAGTTCGTTTTTCAACTTGATGCTGCCGCCAGCGAAAAAAACCGACTATGTCGGCTTTTTATCTCACAGGAGCAGAACACATTAACCACTTCATGGCCTGAAGCAATGGGATATGCCTCTGGTTATGTCTGGTTGAATCCACCATACAGCAATATTTCCCCTTTTGTGAAAAAGGCAGCCACTGAAAACAAATTCAGTAGTGTGGGATGTGTAATGTTATTGCCTGCTGACACATCTGTCGGATGGTTTCATGAAGCGATACAAACCGCCAGTGAGGTCAGATTCATCACGACAGGACGACTGGCATTTATTAACCCACTCACTGAGAAAACCGTCAGTGGAAATAATAAAGGCTCGATGCTCATTATCTGGCACCCATACCCCCGTACACACTGCCGCTTTACGACCGTTGATCGTGGAGAGTTGATGGCGTTCGGCTCAAGGATTCTTGCCCGTCGGGAGGCTGCATGACAACCACGGAATGCATTTTTCTGGCAGCGGGCTTCATATTCTGTGTGCTTATGCTTGCCGACATGGGTCTTGTTCAATGACACCTCAGCAGGAAAACGCCCTTCGCAGCATTGCCCGTCAGGCTAATTCTGAAATCAAAAAAGCCAGACAGCAGTTTCCGGATAAAAACGTCGATGACATTTGCCGTAGCGTACTGAAGAAGCACCGCGAAACGGTAACGCTGATGGGATTCACACCGACTCATTTAAGCCTGGCGATCGGCATGTTAAACGGCGTCTTTAAGGAACGGTGAACATGAAAAGCAAAATCATCAGGGAGCTACAGGCTCCTTTTTTATTGTTCGCATTCATCCTCAAGCGTATTAACCAACAATTCAGGGATTAATGGAAGATGGCAGACATCATTGATTCAGCATCAGAAATCGAAGAATTACAGCGCAATACAGCAATAAAAATGCGTCGTCTGAACTACCAGACTGTATCCGCAACTCATTGTTGTGAGTGTGGCGATCCGATAGATGAGCGAAGACGCCTGGCTGTTCAGGGTTGTCGGACTTGTGCAAGTTGCCAGGAGGAGATCGAACTTAAGAACAAACAATGGGGACTGTGATGGCCTCAAAGCAGCAAATTTCAACATCGTCCAACTGAGGTGTAAAAATGTTCAGAATCATTTTTCCTAACACCTGGTACGTCGACCACCACGGCACTCCCTGCAAAATCCTGCGTTCTACCCACAACAAAGTTCACTACATCCGAAAAGGCAGAACATGTATCGCCAGCATGTTCCGCTTTAATCATGACTTTGAACCTGTGAATAAAGCTGATGCAGATCGGATAGCAGAAGAGATCGAAACGGCAGAACACATTAAGAAGTTACGTGACATGCGTTCAAAAAGCAGAGGTAACCATGGAATCATACAGCCTCACACTCGATGAGGCCTGTCAGTTTCTTAAGATATCCAGACCAACCGCCACCAACTGGATACGAACAGGCCGCCTACAGGCAACACGTAAAGATCCAACCAAGCCAAAATCTCCTTACCTCACAACACGGCAAGCCTGCATTGCGGCGCTTCAGTCTCCGCTGCATACTGTCCAGGTGAGCGCGGGTGATGGCATAACAGAGGAAAGAAAATGTCACTCTTCCGCAGAAATGAAATATGGTATGCCTCGTATTCGCTCCCGGGCGGGAAACGAATTAAGGAATCTCTTGGCACAAAGGACAAGCGGCAAGCTCAGGAGTTGCACGACAAGCGAAAAGCAGAACTCTGGCGAGTAGAAAAGCTAGGGGATTTACCTGATGTCACTTTTGAAGAGGCCTGCCTAAGATGGCTTGAGGAAAAAGCTGATAAAAAATCTCTCGATTCAGATAAAAGCCGGATTGAGTTCTGGCTTGAACATTTTGAGGGTATAAGGCTTAAAGATATCTCGGAGGCAAAGATTTACTCTGCTGTAAGCAGAATGCATAACAGAAAGACGAAAGAAATATGGAAACAGAAAGTTCAGGCCGCCATCAGGAAAGGTAAAGAACTGCCTGTTTATGAACCAAAGCCAGTATCAACTCAGACAAAGGCAAAGCATCTTGCCATGATAAAGGCCATTCTCCGTGCTGCAGAACGCGACTGGAAGTGGCTGGAAAAAGCGCCTGTCATCAAGATACCAGCGGTCAGAAACAAGCGAGTCAGATGGCTGGAAAAGGAGGAAGCAAAACGCCTTATTGATGAGTGCCCCGAACCACTGAAATCTGTCGTCAAGTTTGCGCTGGCAACTGGTCTGAGAAAGTCGAACATCATAAATCTGGAATGGCAACAAATCGACATGCAGCGACGAGTTGCCTGGGTGAATCCAGAAGAGAGCAAATCAAACCGCGCCATTGGTGTGGCGCTGAACGATACCGCCTGTAAAGTGTTGCGTGATCAAATAGGCAAGCATCACAAATGGGTGTTTGTACATACCAAGGCGGCTAAGCGAGCAGATGGAACATCAACGCCTGCGGTCAGGAAGATGCGCATCGACAGCAAGACATCATGGCTATCAGCTTGTCGTCGTGCAGGAATTGAAGATTTCCGTTTCCATGACCTCAGACACACCTGGGCAAGCTGGCTGATTCAGTCAGGCGTCCCATTATCAGTGCTTCAGGAAATGGGCGGATGGGAGTCCATAGAAATGGTTCGTAGGTATGCTCACCTTGCGCCTAATCATTTGACAGAGCATGCGAGGAAAATAGACGACATTTTTGGTGATAATGTCCCAAATATGTCCCACTCTGGAATTATGGAGGATATAAAGAAGGCGTAA